CCTCTCTTCGATACCGAAAATTCAGATCGGGCATTTGAAGAAGAGGTACTGTTCACTGGTTTCGGCACTGCACCTGTTAAGGGTGAAGGCGCTGCTGTCCAGTACGATCAGGCACAGGAAGGCTACACCGCTCGTTATACACACGAGACAGTAGCACTTGCTTTTGCTATTACTGAAGAAGCAATGGAAGACAATCTTTATGATACGTTCTCCAAGCTTCGTGCACGTGGTCTTGCCCGTGCAATGGCTAACACCAAGCAGGTCAAAGCCGCCGATGTTTTCAACAACGGTTTCAGTGGTGGTTCCTATGCAGGTGGCGACGGCGTTGCCCTATTCTCTGCTTCTCACCCAACCATCAGCGGCAACCAGTCCAACGTAATTGGTGCTTCTGATCTAAGTGAGTCTTCACTAGAGGCTGGTCTTATTGCCATCTCTAAGATTAAGGACGACCGTGGTATTCTAATCGGTGCACAGGCAGTTTCACTGCATGTTCCAACCGATCTAGTATTTACTGCCGATCAGGTTCTTAACAGCACGATGTCAACCACAATTGCCGTTAACCCCAACAGTTCTACCGTTGGTGCAACTAACGTCAATGACATCAACAGTGTTCGTAATCAGGGTATGGTTCCCGGTGGTTTCTTTGTAAACCGTCGCTTCACTGATACGAACAACTGGTTCCTTAAGACCGATGTACCTAACGGTACAAAGATGTTTGTCCGTGCACCTCTCGCCACTAAGATGGAAGAGGACTTCGACACAGGCAACCTTCGCTTCAAGGCTCGTGAGCGTTATAGCTTCGGCTGGTCTGACTGGCGCGGTTTCTTTGGCGCAAACCCAAGCTAATTAATTTAGCTAGGTAAACAAAAAGGAGAAGGGGTGTTACGAAAAGTAATGTCCCTTCTCTGCTTTGTTTGTGCTAACTAATGCGATATAATGTAATGAATATCGCGCAAATGATTGAGGAACATCATGGCATCAAATATTAGAGTAGGCTTTGTAACTGGTAGTGGCGCAGTGCTTGATACTGTGACCAGTGTTACTGTTACTGACACAAGACTTCATGCAGTTCAATCTTCAGGCGTTGGTACGTTTCTAATTACAGGAACTGAAACCGATGTTTATGGCACAGTAAACGGAAACAACATCAAGTATGTTAATACAACAGCTAATGACGTTAATGATGTTTATCTTCCCGGCCTTGGCGTAAGAATGTATGGTTTAGTAAAAGTTTCAGCACCAACCTCTACTGCTACGACTACGGTTTTCTATGGCTAATTACACTTACCTTGTTGGTGATATTATAGCTGCTGCAGAGGATGACTCTACAGAGTTTTATAATTATATTCCTAAGATGGTCAACCGTGCTGAAGAGCGATTGACAAAAGACCTTGACGATTATGGTTTGGTTACGTATACGTCTGTTGCAGTATCTGCAGGTAATAACAAGGTAACACTTCCTTCAGGAACTCGTATTGTTAAGAATGTAAATATTACAAGCGATGGTTCAAAGATTAATCTTCTTCAGCGTACTGATGAATTTATTAATGACTATTGGCCTGTATCAGCTTCAACGTCAGAGCCAAAGTATTACGCACGAAGAAATAATACAACAATTTTAATTGCACCAACACCCGCCTCTACAGTTAATGGTGAGATTGTTCATGTTAACAAGCCTACCGCATTAACTTCAGCAAACCAAACTAATTACTTTAGTGATTACGCATATGATCTTTTGTTCAATGCGTCAATGATTGAGGCTATGTTATTCATGAAGAACTATTCACAAGTAGGGACTTATCAAAATGTCTACAATCAAATCTTGGATTTGCAAAGGAACCAAGCTCGTCGTACAAGGCGCGACGACATGCAGTCGCCTTTTTCTCCGGCTGGTGGCGACAATACAATCATTCCCAATGCGAATTAAAAAGTTTTACAGGAGAAAGTAAATGGCTGTTACTGCAAAAATTGCTCGTGAAATTATTAAGTTTGCCGGTTCAAAAGGCAGGGGTGAAGCCGTAAAGAAATACGGTGATGAAGCTGTTAAGGATGCTAAGAAGCAGATGCAGCGTGATGCACGTGAAGCTTATAAAAAGAAGGAACGTGTAAAAAAGAAAGGTGCTTCAGCCCCAAGGCAAACACCTACTGGTACACGCAAAGCACGTAAAGTTTCACCTAAAACTTCAAAAGCTGAAACTCGTGAAGAACTTGGAAAAGGTATGCGTGGTCGCCCTGAAGATGCAGAGACAACAGTTATGGGTTCACGTGAACGAGGTAAGGTTGTTAAGAAAGAAGGTATGACTCGCAAACGTGCACGTGATATGATTTCTAAACAAGAGAATGAAACGGGCGAAGAGTTTATGCGCCGCATGGGACGTGAAGCTGAACAGGGTGGTGTAGGTACTGGTCGTAGATTTAATGAAGGTGATCCCGGTTATTCTCGTGAGCAAATTGATTCTATGATGCGTGGTGAGTATAGTTCACCTGAAGAAACAACTAAAGACGTTCTTGAAATGATGGGCGAAAGTATTGGTCGTCGCAAGAAAGGTGGTAAGGTAGCTAAGAAATCTTCTAGACCCCGTGGTGTTGGCATGGCTCTTCGTGGCTATGGCAGAGCAATGAAAGGTACAAAGTAATGAAAAAGACAAAACGTAATTATGCAAAGGGTGGGCTTCTTTCTTACCTTTCACCTGCATATGCTGCATCAAAAGGTGGTGTTGAAAATGTACTATCTGCATTTAGCCCTGCTTACATGATTGGTAAAAAACTTTCCAAGTCAGGTGAAAAAGAACCTGAAGTTATTAACATGACCAAGAGTAAAGATTTTAAAGTTGGTGATGAATTTAATACAACTGGTAAGTTTAAACATGGCGGTAAAGTTGGGAAGCCTCGTGGCTGTGGTGCTGCTCTTCGTGGTTATGGCAACGCAATGAAAGGTTCAAAGTAATGCCTAAAGGAAAACTTTTAAAAGAAGGTTTTAAAGTATTAAGAACTACTGCTAAAAAAGCAGGTTCAAAAAAAGCTGCAGATACAGCAACACGTAAACAGATGGGTAAAGAACTTACTGATCTAGGCACACCTGCTTCAACCGCTGCAACTAAAAGCCCTAACATGGGTAAGTATGCAAAGAGTGAAATGCCTGAATATAAAAAGACTGCATATTCAATGGGACAAAAAGGTAAAGCCTTAAAGAAAAAAGAAGATCAGCTTCAAGCAATGCGAGATAAAGCTGATAGTATGTTGGGAACAGATCGTATTAAATACCTTTCAGAAAATAAAGAAAAGATGGATATGCTAAAGGCTTCAATTAAAGACATGAAGCGTAGAGATATTGTTGCTAAAAAAGGAGGTGGTCCAGTGGACACAAGTAAAGCTAAACCTAAAAAGAAACCTACATCTCCCGAAGATATGGGAGCAGTAGCTCGTGGCAATCGCATGGCTAAGATGGAAGCCGGTGCTAAAAAAGCTATGAATCGTAAAGCTGGTGGTTCTTTGAAAGAAGTTCCTTCTGATAATACTGGCTTAAAAAACCTGCCTTCTAATGTTCGTAATAAAATGGGCTATAAAAAAGCTGGTGGTTCTTTGAAAAAGAAGGGCTATAAGTCTGGAGGTTCAGTTTCTAAACCACGTGGCGTTGGTTGTGCCATGCGTGGTTATGGAAAGGCAATGTAGCTAATGCCTCTTAAAAAAGGTACTAGTAAAAAAACAATTAGTGCAAACATTCGTAAGTTAAAGAAGGAAGGGTATCCTGCAAAACAACGAGTGGCAATTGCACTAAGCAGTGCAGGTAAGAGTAAACCAAAAGGAAAGAAACGTGGCAGGGTATACAAAACCAAAACTGCGTGAGCGGATTAAGAATGAAGTAATGGCAGGTAGCAAGGGCGGTAAAGCTGGTCAGTGGTCAGCACGTAAAGCCCAGCTACTTGCACAGCGTTACAAAGCTGCAGGTGGTGGTTATACTGGTGGTAAATCTAAAACACAAAAGTCTCTTTCATCTTGGACCAAACAGAAATGGCGTACTAAATCTGGTAAGCCTTCAACTCAAGGACCAAAGGCAACTGGTGAAAGATACCTTCCTGAAAAAGCAATTAAGAAATTAAGTTCTTCAGAATATGCTGCAACGACTAAGGCAAAACGGGCTGGTACTAAACAAGGGAAACAGTTTGTAAAGCAACCAAAGACTGTAGCAAAGAAAGTAAAGCCATACAGGAGAAAAGCATAATGGCTCTTAGTGATTCAGAAAAGGCAAAGCTAAAGCGTTATGGTTTGTCAGGTCTTAATAAACCAAAGAAGACACCAAGCCATCCTACAAAGAAAGGCGTAGTAGCAGTTCGTACAGGTTCTGGCAATGTAAAGGTAATTCGCTTTGGTGCACAGAGCATGGGCCACAACTATTCTCCTGAAGCACGTAAGTCATTTAAATCACGTCATGCAAAGAACATTGCACGTGGTAAGGAAAGTCCTGCATACTGGGCAGATAAGTTTTTTTGGGCTGGTCCGGGTGGATCAAAAAAAATGCCACCTAAGTCACAGAAACTAGTTCGTGGTATTAAACGTAGAGGTAAGGCATAATGGCAAAGGGTATGTTACATTTTACCAAGGGTGGTATGCCTTATAAGGGTAATGTTCATAAAATGAAAGACGGTAGTATTCATACTGGAAAAACACACACAAAATCTTCTAAACCTGTTGTTCATTTTAAAGATTTATCTGCAACTGCTAAAAACAAAGCAGGACAAAAAATGGCAGTTATGTTAGCAAAGGGTAAAATGTAAGATGGCAATGGGAAGATCAAGCATGGCCCAGCAGGTTTCAAAACCCGGAACCAAAAAGAAACCAAAGAAAGGAAAACGTAATGGCAAAGGTAACTGAGTATACTTCAAAGTTTTATGTTGGTGCCTTCAATGATCCAAAGGATGTCTTTGAGTCAACTGGCAAACCAACTGGTCAGGGCTTTGGTGCAGCACGTAAAGGCCCACAGGTAACTGGCAAAGAAGTAAATCTAAAAGACAATTCATCTTCTTCTGACTAAGAAAGTTTAATCTATGGCAACGTCAGGAACATTTAACTTCTCATTGGATATTGACGAAGTTATCCAAGAAGCAACTGAGATGATTGGTGGCGAAGAGACACTAGGTCATGAGCCTAAGTCTGCTCGTCGTTCAATTAATCTGTTGCTACAAGATTGGCAAAACCGTGGCGTTTTGCTATGGACTGCTGATACTACAACAGTTTCAGTATCTACTAGCGTAACAGCATATGATCTAGGCTCAACAGTTGTAGATGTTCTTGAGGTCGTTGTTAATAGAGATGAAACAGATTTACAACTTCAACGTATTTCAATGGAAGAGTATTTACGTCTTCCACGTAAGGGACAAACTGGCAGACCCTCACAATATGCAGTTCGTAGAGGACAGGCAGGGGTAACAGTTTATCTATGGCCTATCCCTGAAAATACCACTGATCTTTTAAAACTTGAAAAAGTGAGGTACATGGAAGATGTTAATAAATCTGCAATACAGACTGCTGATATTTCCAGAAGGTTTTTACCATGTCTTACCGCTGGTTTGGCATATCAACTATCTATGAAACGTCCCGGTGTTGAAGGTGGTCGTATTCAATTTCTTAAAGAAGAATATGAAGAACGCCTTGCAAGGGCAATGTCTGAAGATCGTGAAAGAGCAAGTTATTATTTGAAACCACGTTTAAATAGAGTATAATATGGCTAGTAACAAAAGAGCAATTGCCATATGCGACACATGCGGATTTCAATATCCACATCGTGTTCTAAAGAAAAATAGTTATGGTATGTTGGTCTGCCCTACTGATTGGGAAGGCCAGTTTGATTTAAAGAACCATCCGCAGAACAGAGTTGCAAATACATTTGACGATCCTTCAATCCGTGATCCTCGTCCACCGCTTAATGATGATCGTAATGTACTTTGGAATAATGCTAACGTAAATTGGGAAAACGAAACTAGCAATTGGAATAATGTATAATGGCAACACTTACTGGTCAAAATATTGCAAATACTTATAAGCAGCTACTACAGGTTGGTAGTGACAATGCCGGTCTAACTACTTCAGTTCAGACTATTCAAGATGGTAGCGGTACTAACAGTGCACTACAGTTAAGCCAATCAACAGTTAATATCAACGGTACTTTCCAGCTTAACGGTTCAACTCTTACGGCTACTGCTTCAGCACTTAATGCAGTTCCTAATATTACAGCCTACACTGGTTTTATTGCAGTTAGTGGCACTAACATTAATGGTAGAACTCTTGTAGCTGGTACTGGTGTTTCAATTACAAATGCTGATGGTACTGAAGGTAATCCGAATATTTTCCTAAATACAACTGGTGTTGTATCTGGTTCATATGGACCATTTACAAAATTCGACGTAAACTCAGTTGGTCAAATTGTAAGTGCTACTGCAGTTAGTACAAGTGTTTCAGTTCCAACTATTCGTGCCTCTGAGTTTATTGGCGGTACGTTTAAAGGAACAACAGCAGACTTTAGTTCAGATACTTCAATTGGTGGAACTGCTGTTGTTGAAGGAGCCGCAACATTTAATTCAACAGTTAGTGTTTCAGGTTCACTTAGTGGTTCTACTGCAGCATTTACAGGCACAGTTTCAGCAGGAAATATTTCAGGTGCTAATGCAACATTTAGTGGAAATATTTCAGCAACTGAATATTATGGTGACGGTTCAAACTTAACTGGAATTGTAGCAGCTTCAGCAACTTATGCTACATCAGCAGGATTTGCAGCTTCAGCAACAAATGCTTCATTTGCTCTTTCAGCTACCAATGCTAACTTTGCAGCTCGTGCTTCCTATGCAGCAAGTGCCTCTTATGCTGCAAGTGCAGGAGAAGCTTCTTTTGCTGTGTCTGCTTCAAGTGCAGCATTTGCTACAAGTGCAGATAGCGCAACCTTTGCAGTATCTGCTGCCAATGCAACAACTGCTTATAATGTAAGCGGTGGCGTAGCAGACATTTCAGGACTAACTGCTGTTAGTGCAAGTATTTCAGATTTAAGAGCAACTCAGTTTTATGGTACATCAGTTAGTATTGATTATCTAAATGCAAGTGATATTACTGCAATTACAATTTCAGCAACTGATCTTAAATCTTCTACACTTAGCTTTACATCTGTTAGTGTATCGTCATTACGGGTATATCGACTAGCTGTTGAAACAACTCTTTCAGCTACATATGGTACTTTTTCTGGCAATGTTTCAGCCGTTTCATTTTATGGTGATGGTTCAAATCTAACCGACCTACCAACTGCTCCTACATCTGTATCAGCATATACAGTAAATCAGCTAACAATAGTTAGTGCTGCTACACTAGCAGGAACAGATTTAGAAACTAGAATTAATACAGTATCAGTAAATACTTCTGTTAATTCAACAGCTATTACAAGCATCAATGTTGTAGTAGAAAACGTATCGGCACTTACAAGTGTAAATGCTGCAGCAATTACTTCAATTAATACAGTTGTAGATAATCTTGCTTTTGCAACGAGTGCCGAACTTGCAACAGTTTCTGCAGCACTTGCGACCAGCATTGACAATAGTAATACAAACATTACAACAAACGCTAATGCGATTACAAGTATTAATACGGTTGTTGCAGGAGTTTCAGCACTTACCAGTGTTAACGCAGCAGCAATTACAAGTATCAATGCAATCATTGGTGATGGTGGAAACTTTGCAACTAGTGCTGAACTTGCAACAGTTTCAGCATATGCTACTAGCATTGTTCAGGCTTTGTCCGCTACAATGGCAACAAGCATTGACAATAGTAATACAAACATTACAACAAATGCCAATGCTATTACATCTATTAATACAGTAGTTGCAAACGTATCTGCTCTTACAAGTGTTAATGCAGCGGCTATTACAAGCATCAATGTTGTAGTAGCAAACGTATCGGCACTTACAAGTGTTAATGCAGCGGCTATTACATCTATTAACACAGTAGTTGCAAACGTATCTGCTCTTACAAGTGTTAATGCAGCAGCTATTACATCAATTAATGCAGTTATTGAAGGTGATGTATCTGCTGATAGTGGAACATTTAATACACTAACAG